TATCCCTAACGGAAAGGTTGCAGGACTTAAACTAGTGCCACAAGAGCCAGAGGATGCATCTGTTCACGGGTTTAAGACTGACAAGACTACAATCAAAAGATTGATTGATCAGGCTGCAGCCAAAGGCAACGACATTGCTGTTGAGTTCCTGACTAAACTCTCTCGCATGAACGCTCTATCAACATATTTAGATAGCTTCATTCAAGGTATAGAGACATGGACACGCCCTGATGGGTTGCTGCACACAAACTTCAATCAATGCATCACTAGTACAGGCAGACTGTCTTCATCGAACCCAAACTTCCAGAACCAACCCAAGCGAGGCTTCCCTGTACGGAGCGCAGTTGTTAGCAGATTTAAAAACGGCACAATTACAGAGAGTGACTTCAGTGGGTTGGAGTTCGTCATGGCAGGGGAGCTATCCCGTGACCCACAGATCATTAAGGATGTCCTCGAAGGGAAAGACCTGCATAAGCAGACAGCCTCTATAATAAATGAATGTAAGACTACTGAGGTAACCAAAGATGCACGTCAGGCAGCAAAGGCGCATTCCTTCGCCCCGATTTATGGTGCGGTAGGGAATCAATATGAGGGGCATATAAAAAACTACTACACCCGTTTTTTTGACATCTACAAAGGTCTGGGAGCTTATCATAAAAAGCTCACTGATGGCGTGATGAAGGATGGGCATATCACTACATTCTCAGGCCGACAGTTTTACTGGCCTAATGAAACTAGACGCAGGAACGGACGTACAAAGCACTACACTCAGCAAGTGAACTATCCTGTACAATCAACAGCCACCGCTGACATCGTCCCTCTGTCCTGCATTCGAGCATTGCGAAAGTTTCGGGAGCTAAACCTCAAATCTAAGCTTGTTCTGACTGTCCATGACTCCATCGTTGTGGACACCCATCCTGACGAATTAGAACAGGTCAAAAAGGCTCTGACGTGGGCTATGGAAGAGGTAACTGAGGAAGCTACAGATCGATGGGGCTATGAATTTGCACTACCGTTGAAGATTGAGATCTCTGGTGGAAAAAATTGGATGGATCAAGTCGAATTTAGTTGACTAACGCCACCTAGTTATGGCATACTATAAGTCCACTTAATAAGATCGGGTAGTATATAAATGAATGATCTAACGACAATAGATCCTGCAGCGTTGCAGGAATTACAGGCCGAGCTTGGAACAGAGATTAAAGGGGGTGGCAAAAGCTCCATAGTCAAAGTTCCAGAACTTAAAATTAACGCCAGAAGTAAGGACAAGGATACAAAAAAGCCGATTCCAGAGGGTAGTTTCTATCTTCATAACGCAGAGAAAACTGCATACGCAGAAAGCGTTACTTTCAGACCTCTTTGCAGTCACATTCAATATTTTCATTGGGAAGAAGTTGATGGCAAAAGAAAGCTAGTTAACAAAAGCGTTCCAATTATTAACAACAATCAAGAGGCCAATGACCAACTAGGTGGCATTGCTTGTGGGATGCCTTCTTGGGATGAACGTAAGCTTCTTGAACCTACAGAGCAAAAGCGTTGGCGAGATATGCAGCATCGTGTGACGAGAGGCTTAGTAAGCTACACGGGTAAAACTGTGGACGGTGAAGAAGTTGTGTATGAGAACGAGCCAGTGATCATGTTTCACAAAAACTCCAACTACAGCGGCTTCTGGAACCAATATATGAAGCGTCTGCCCAGAGGTAAAAACCTCTATGAGTATCAGGCAACTTTAACATCTGAGTATCAAGAAAACGGCTCAGTGACTTGGTACACATTTAATTATGCTGTAGATTTGGGTAACCAAATTCCTCTAACCATGCCTGTCTATCAAACAATGGAAGTTTTCTTTAACTCCATTAAGGCTGAAAAAGCTGACATTATGGATTCCTACTTTAAGGCAATTAAAGAAGGGGCTGTCGATAATGCAGCGATTAAAGCACTAGGTGACAGCCTTGAAGAAGACTTCGAGGACGCTGCAGCTTAATGGGTNTCATCAAAGGCATGAGTAATGAGATATACCACTCCCAGAGTGGTATAGGCTCAACCACCGTAAAAACTGTTTATAAGAAAAGTCTGGCGCACTGGAAGGGTGCAAAGAGAAGTCAGACCTCTGCATTTGCTTTAGGATCTGCATTCCATGCGAATTGTTTAGAGCCTGAAAGAAACTTGGTTGTTAAAGGCCCAAAGACAAGAAGTTCTAAAGCTTTTAAGGAAATGGAAGAAAACCTCGAAGAAGATCAGATCCTTGTTACCGAAGTGGAATATTATGTAGCCAAACGTATGGCTGAAGGAACCATGAATAATCCTGCTTCTAGNGCAGCGTTAGAACATCCTGATAGAATGAATGAGGTGGCTATATTTGCAAAGTGTCCAAGAACAGGTCTGCTTTTAAAAACAAAACCAGACTCAATGTCTAATGGTATAGTTTATGATCTTAAAAGTACAATCGATGCATCACCTCAAGGCTTTGCAAGAGAGTGCCAGAAATATGCATACGATATTCAGGCAGCTTTTTATTTATACGTCTGTTCTCTTGTTGAAGACTTAGATCCAGAGCCAGAAGAGTTCGCCTTTATTAGTTGTGAGAAGTCTGCCCCATATATCACACACATGCATATTGTTGGGCCAGAACTACTAGAGAATGCAACTCAGAGAATGCATAAAACTTTATCTATAATAGCGTCTGCAGAAAAGGCAGAGGATTATGGAACGGGTTGGGGGGAGTACTCCATATTGGAGCTTCCTAAATGGCTATAAGACCTCAGTCTGCAAAGGCTAAAGGTAGAAAATTACAACAATGGGTGAGAGATAAACTTTATTCCTCATTCAAATCACTAAGCGAAGGAGACATACGCTCAACAAGTATGGGGGCTAATGGGGAAGATATATTATTCTCCCCTGCGGCTAGAAAGCTATTTCCCTATTCCGTTGAGTGTAAATCAAACAAATCCTTCGCCATCTACAAGATTATGCAGCAAGCCACAGAGAACTGTCCTGAAGGGTCAACTCCACTAGCAGTGATTAAAGCTGACAGGCAGCAGCCCCTTGCCGTTGTCGATGCTGAACATTTTTTTAAACTGATTGGAAAAAACAAATGAGTGAAGACGATGTCCCACAAGCATGTGGAATTTTTCTTATCCCATTGGACGGTGATAGTTTTACTATCAGACCCTTTAACAATTTACATGCAACTCTTAGCGAAGATGAGGCTGATCGATATGAGGAACTCGTCTACGGGCTAATGCATATAGCATCTGAGGGCTATGAGTATCTTACTTCAGTAGGAAAGATAGTCTTAGAAAACGAGCGCAGTGAAGAGATTGAGTTTGAGCCTGAAGACGAACTCATTGATGCAATCTCTGAATCCAAAATCATACCATTTAATAGGAAACAATAATGAGCATACCTCACGTCCACAAAGAAAATTCATACGTTCTTACAATGGGTGAAACTACCCTTAATCTAGATGAAGACATGGTAAACAGCCCACCGCATTACTCCAAGAGCCGCATTGAGTGCATCGATGCTATGGCGTCTATGGCTGAAGGTGCGGATATGTCGAGCCACGCATCTTACTGTTGGCAGTCAGTTTTTAAGTACCTCTGGCGGTTCCCTTACAAGGGCAAGACTGTCGAGGATCTTGAAAAGGCTCAGTATTTCCTCAACCGATTAATCGAAGAGATGAAAAAGGGAGACACATGAATACCCCTGGATACGAGTATTACTATGAGGATGATGAACTAATCCGTGATCCTAATACTTACCTAAATAAAACCCCACTCGAAATGGTTACGCAGTTTGCCAGAACTTATAAGCAATCCGTTAACCTTCCGTGGATGAAAGACACCAGACACGACCTATTACGGTTGATGTTGGTGAAGGAAGAATATGCAGAACTTCTCAGCGCAACGGACGAAGAGAACCTAATCAAAGAACTAGCTGATCTAGTCTACGTCACCTACGGCTATGCAGCCACTTTCGGGTGGAATTTAGATGAAGCCGTAAGACGTGTTCATGCAAGCAACATGAGCAAGCTTGATGAAGATGGACAACCAATTTTCCGTGAGGACGGGAAAGTACTTAAAGGGCCAAATTACAAAGAGCCTTACCTAGAAGATTTAAAACAATAAAACCTTGGGAGCAAGAATAATGATAAAAAACGAATACGGGCCGAAACTACCAATCTCTGAAGAAATCCACGCTACGAAGTATAGATCTGAGGGTGAAACATTCTACGAGGCCATGACACGGGTGGCAGACGCATTAAAAGACGATG